CATCCTGGTAACTCCAGGATCGGGAGCTACCGTAGCGACCCAACTTGCGAACAGCAAGGAATATCAGGTGATGTGTCTGGCTGATGAGGGTGGGCATATCTTGGGAAGTAAGGATGCATACATCTACGCGATTGCGTCCCAAGTTCATGTCGCTTCAGCGAACACAATCCACTGGGATCTTTTCAATGCCGACGCCTCCCTGCTGGTCAGGGTGGTGTCGATCAAGCAGATTCCGAATATTACCACCGCCGTTACTGGTGTTGTATTCGATTGGCAGCTGTTTCGCACATCTGCTGTTGGGACTGGCGGTACGGCGCAGACAGCTTGGCTTCCTGATCTATCCCAGACATCTCTTGACGCGGATATTACCTGTCGTTCGAAGCCAACCGGAGGAGCGACAACTTCCGGTAGCTCTATCAAGAACTACTCACTGAGCTCGGAAGAGACAAACGCAGCAACTATCCAGATCGCAGCGTACGGTGGTCTTGAGCTGGTAAACCAATCCCTTACAGGAAATCTGACCAATGGAAACCAACACGGTATTCTTTTGCGTCAGAACCAGGGACTAAAGTGCGTTCAAGTAACCAGCTCCGCTGCCGGTAACACAGGCTGGGAAATTACCATCACCGTCGAATAAGCGATGTCTCTGCTCCTCCTCCTTCCGCATAACGAAGTAGCGAACTATGTGCTTACAGCACAGGGAGGAGTGTACAATGTAACTGGTGCTTCGGCAACAATATCGCGGACATTCAATAGCCCGATTGTACAAACAGTTTATAATGTTGATGATTCTGGGTCTACATCAACCACCATAGCAGCGACACTAACCGGTGTAACGGCTGGTAATTGTATTATCGCTTATTGCGGTTGGGGTTCCCCTTCTAGTGAAACGGCTAGTGTAGGGTTCTCTCCTGGAAGTGGCGGTCTTTTATATTCTGAGGTAAGAAACGCTACTGCTGGTCACTCAGGAGTTATCGCTCACAAGGAAGGTTGTGCTTCCGGCGATCATACAGTAACATTTACTTTTTCCGGGGCCGTTGCCTATCGACGAATTCGTATTGCTGAAGTCTCTGGTATCGCTACATCTAGTGCTTTTGATACTTATCTTGGTCAGGCTCAAAATGGTGTCGGAAGTGGAACTAATTCTATATCATCTGGAACAACTGCTTCCACATCAAACGCTAATGATTATGTCTTTGGTCTTGGAGAAGATTGTGGAAATGTCGATCCGGGCTCCGGCACAATGTCAGCGGGAACTGATTATACACTAGAAGGCACAAATAAAATTGTTTATCTGGAATGGAAACCTGTTTTTGCTACTGGAACACAGACCGCAACATTTACAGATACTAAAAATTCAGACAGAATTACATTTGTAGTAGCTCTTAAGAGAGCGGCTGCTGCTGGCTATACTCTCACCGCACAAGGAGGTTCTTATTCACTGGCGGGTGGAAATGCAGTGCTGTTACGCAGTAAGAATCTTGTCGCCTCCGGGGGATCGTATGCACTGACTGGTGGGTCTGCTGTTCTTAAAAGATCAAAGTACATTCTTGCGAATGGGGGTTCCTATGCTCTAACAGGTGCTTCCGCGATTCTCCAGAAGAATCTCAACTGGAATCTCACGGCGCAAGGTGGGACGTATTCTCTTACCGGAGCGAGTGCAGGACTTTTACGCTCAAAGAGAATTGTTGCAAGCGGTGGTGCGTATGCTTTGACCGGAGCAGCGGCAACGCTTCTTCGCTCAAAGTATATTCAAGCGTCCGGGGGTTCCTACACCTTAAACGGAGCTAATGCGATCTTGCTGAGAGGTAAGGTTATCGTTGCTTCTGGGGGAGCTTATACTTACACGGGTCAGGATGCTGTCATTACGAAGTCAACGGTTACTGGTTATACGTTGACAGCTTTAGGAGGATCATACTCTCTTGCAGGCGCGTCCGCTGTTTTGCTTCGGAATCGAAACTTGTCGGCATCCGGGGGAACGTATGGGCTAACCGGGGCTTCTGCGAATCTGGTTAAGGGAAGGGTTCTGACTGCTACAGGAGGTTCCTACACTCTGACTGGTGCGGCAAGTATAATCAGTCGTAATAGAAAGTTAACCTCTAGTGGTGGTGCATATACTCTGACTGGTGGATCCGCTACTATCAAGCGTGATCGGATATTAACCAGTACGGGCGGAGTGTATACTTTAGTTGGTGCCTCCGCGAATCTCGTTAAGGGCCTTGTTCTCTCCGCGCTCGGAGGTGCTTATAGTTATCAAGGATCGTCTGCGAATATTCGGAGAGGTAGAAATCTTTCCGCAACTGGCGGGGTATATAGTTTAACTGGTGGTTCTGCTTTAATCAGCAGAGGGCGTTCTCTTACAGCTTCTGGCGGGGAGTATTCGCTTACCGGGGCTTCCGCAATAGTTTCGCGTAATAGAAATCTTTCCGCGATTGGTGGAGTATATACTTATACTGGCGCACAAATCAATTTTACTTACGTTCCGATTTCGGCAAATTACACTCTTACCGCACTTGGAGGTTCATACTCACTCACAGGAAGTTCTGTTACTATCCTTCGATCGAAGCAATTGATCGTACAGGGAGGAACGTACTCACTGACAGGACAGACTGCTATTCTTTCCAGGAATCGCTCTCTCTCTGCGCAAGGTGGTTTTTACGCGCAAGTTGGTGCGAACGCCCTACTGCTCCGGAGTAAATTGATTACAGCTTTCGGAGGGGATTACACACTTACCGGAGGTGCTGCCTCTATCAACAGGAATCGTGTCCTTCAAGCATCGGGGGGAGCTTACACCTATACCGGGAGTTCGGTCAATATTAGTTTCTTCGGGGGCGCAGTTTGGCCGAGTCCGAGCCAGGTTCTTAAGGGCGTTGTGTATGGACCGACTGGTTCGGACTACGTAGGAACCCTTGATTATTTCGGATTGAAATTTGATATCACTACAAAAGGATTTGTTAAACCGTTGACAGATAAATTTGTAATGCTGTTAAAACGAGATGTTATCTAGGAGATCACAATGGCTAAAGCACATCCAGGGTTCAAAGCGGTTCAGGCGAAGATTGCAGCTAAATCGGGAGTTAGTCGGCAGGCGGCTGGAGCTATCCTTGCAGCGGCTACTCGTCGAGCTAGTCCAGCCGCGAAGAAAGCTAATCCCAGACTCAAGCGAGTAAAGTGATGGGACAGTCTTATTACAAAGCAGGAGATAACAATACGATCTGCGATACTTGTGGGCGTATTGTCAAAGCATCTTCACTTCAAAAAACCTGGGATGGGTTCTATGTGTGCCCTCGTCATTGGGAACCTCGGCATCCTCAAGATTTTGTGCGGGCGATTCGGGAAGATCCGACGGTCAGGATTAATCGCCCGGATACTGAACCAACTTTTGTTGCGGAGGCTGATGCACTTCCGCTGCCTCCGAATCCTTTAGGAGTTTGATATGGCTTTATCTGGTGTAACAACCTTTACTATGACTCGGAATGATTGCATTAAAGCGTCATTGCGGGTTCTTCGGGAGTTGGGAGCTGGTGGAGTTCCCACGATTGAGGACTATGAAAATTGCAATCAGGCTCTTAATATCGTACTGAAAGCCTGGCAGATGCGCGGAATTCCGCTGTGGAAACTGGTAGACATTAGCTTTTCTTTGCTTCCCGGCGCAGCATCATACCCCCTCGGATTGACAGGTGGATCAATTGATGATGCAGGAATTACGATTGTTAACCCTGGTAGCGGTGGTACAGACGGAACGTGGACGGCCCCCATCCTGGATGGAGGAGATGGAGTTGATGGAACAGTTAATTATGTAATCAACGGCGGAATTATTACTTCCATTGCGGTCACTGTACCAGGGTCTAACTATAGTGCTCCCTCAGTAGTGCTTACCAATGCTGCGGGCGGGTATGAAGTAACTATTATTCCCTTGGGAAGGGGTGGTGATCGTCCTCTTAAGTTTCGTGACGCCTGGATTCGGGATGATGCGACAGGACAAGATACTCCACAACTACAGGTTGCTCGGCAGGATTATAATCAGTTTGGGTACAAAGCTCAAACAGGTGTCCCGAATCAATATTGGTATGATCCCCAACTAAATACAGGGTATATTACTGTCTATCCAGTTCCAACAGTCCTTGGAAGAACTTTTCACGGAATAGTACAGATTCCGATCCAGGATATGGTTACGGCGACTGATAATTTTGACCTCCCACAAGAATGGCTTCAGGCAATCAAGTGGGGACTCGCGGATGAACTTTCCTTAGAATACGGATGCCCGGCTGATGTTCGAGGAGAGGTTGCTGCGAAAGCTGCGAAGTTCGTAGATGATTGCTTTGGCTACTCTCTGGAGGAGTCGAGCGTGTACTTCACTGTTGATCCGACTGGACGTTAAGCATGAGACTTCCTTTGGCAGTTGGCTACGGCCCGAGAGATTCTGGAGGACTGAAAGACGAGGTCAGTCTTAATGCGTTTGCGGAGAGTGGGGCTTCTGGGCAGACGTTTGCAGTTAAAAGACCTGGAACAGGGATAGTGCAATTCTATCCGCCGAATCCCGGAAGTTATACAAATATCACTGTCCCTACAGCTACGGCTCAAGGGATCTATCAACTTGGGGAAGATATTTACTTTATCTCCCATGGGGTTCTGTATTACTGCTATGCTAGCAATCATGGATATGGGTCAGCGGGGCAGGCGGCGAGATGTCCCTTGAGTGGGGGGGCGTCCACGGGACATTATTTCTTTGTACAGATTCCGGACAGCAATCACGTTAAGAGTTTCTTTTTAAAGGCTACGACAAAAGCTTTCCGTGTGTATGATATGGTGGCTACGGAAGTAACTGATGTCGACTATCCTGAAACGACGGTTCCTGGAGCAGCTTATCTGGACGGAACATACTACGTGATGACTCCGAATGGCCAGATCTATGGGTCGGAACTGGAAGATCCGCTAACCTGGTCGGGGCTTAATGTGATTAAAGCGGGTTCAATGCCCGATTCTGGGGTGGCGCTTCGTCGTATGATTAACTACGTAGTGGCGTTTGGGGCATACACAACGGAGTTTTTCTACGACGCAGGTAATCCGGTGGGATCTCCACTCCTTCCCGTTACCAATGCAATTGCTCTGGTAGGTTGTTGTCAAGCGGACTCGATTGCGGATACGGAGAATACTCTGTACTTCATGGGTGTGACAAGGCAGCAAGGACGTTCCATTTATCGTTTCAACGGGACTGTACCCGAGAAGATCTCAACACCCTTTGTAGATCGAGTGATCTCTGCAGATGGGTTGAGTGAGGTCTGGGCTTACTTTGTCAAGATCAACGGACATCCGATGTATGTGCTGACGCTGAAAGATTCTTCAATAACCCTGGTGTTCGATACGGTAATGAATACTTGGCATAAGTGGAATAGTTTAGTTCCAGATACGTGGATTGCGGAGGGTGATTGATGGCTGCAACTATAAGATATCAAGAGCAATATGCGTTTGTGAAGTTTATAGCGCATGGATTGGTAGATGGGGATGTAGTTGACGTTCGACGGGCTACAAACTCAGTCTATAATGGAAGGTTCTTTTCCTTGTATATCGACGCCGACCACTTCGCATACTACATCGGAGAGCAAACAATTGACCCAACTATTCTGGACGATGGAGATCCAGGGTTTCCAATTCAGATTCGTTCGTACTCACCCACCTACTTCACTGGAGTTTTCTACTCTGGCATTGGTTTGCTTGATTTGGTTCAGGATCATGCAACTGGATATCCGCTCACGTTGTCTATGAATAATACTTACGATGTGATTCCTAATAACGTTATGGGAGGTGCGTAATGGCTATTACGTTTACAACTACACCCATTGGGGTGGATATCCGGACAGCACAGATTGATGGGCAAGTTCCTGATACGAAGTTCTTTCCGGAGACTACCCTGATCTGCGGGAAGGAAAACGCAACTGCATGGTTTCGCTATTCCGATGACGACTATGAAACATGGTCTGCGTTTCTTCCACTGCATATGTGGCTTGCGGCTCCTCGGGTTCGGCGTCTAGGATCAGGCTATCGGAGGGCCTTCGAACTCCGCCATATTGATGAAACGGCTTTCCGTTCGGAAGGTTTTGATCTACTCGTTGAGAAGGGAGTACAATAATGTCTGCAGCTCCAGGCGCAAGTGGAATTTCTAGCAAGGCTGGTGGATATCAAAATGCATTAACTATGTATGGGGGTACAAAGACTGTTAATGGGGTGACCTATAGTACGAATAATCCAGGTGCTGGAGCTATCTATGCTCCTGGGTCAGGGACAGGTGGCGGGGCTGGTTCTGCTTCGGCATCGGCATCGACGAGGGCTCCGGTGGCAGCTGCGGCGGCAACTGCAGCTCCGGTGGCACGGACGCCAACTCCACAAGAAACAGCAAACACTAAGTACATGCCGCAGCTGGATGCGCAGATGGCGAAAGATCCAAGTAATGGTTATGCGGATCAGTTGAAGACTTTGATGAACGGGCAATTTTCCCCGAGCGACCCGAGCTATGCGTGGAGATTCCAGCAAGGGCAGCAGGCAGTTGAGCGCAGTTTAGCGGCGAAAGGATTGCTTCAATCCGGAAATGCTGCAATCGAGCTGCAACAATACGGCCAGGGAATGGCAAGCCAAGAATATAATGCGCAGTTCAATCGAACGTTGAGCGCTATGGGAGCTTCCGAGAGCGCGTTTCAGTCGAGTTATAATCGGCTTGCAGAACTGGCGGGGATGTCGACTGGAATGCAGGCGAATTCGCAGAACACGAATTATAACTATGCTAATCTTGCCGAGCGTGCGTGGAATAATCAACAGCAGATTGGGCTTGGTTATGCTGGACTTGCCACAAGAACTCAGGACAATCAGGGACAATTGGCTGTTCAGCAAGGTCAACTCCTGAACCAGAGTCGCTCCTTGAATCTTCAGGAGCAACAAATACAAAACCAACAAAGAGCTGCTCAAGAGACGACCCAGGGGTTTAGAGAAGCGTTGACCAGTCGTGGGGTGGGATCTAATGGTTATGACTCTTGGGGAAATCCTGTAGGAAGTGCTTTTGTTTCCGTTGGTCCTACGGATGGCTCTGACGCCTCTATTTATGCCGGCATGTCTGGTTACTATTAAGGGGAACGCTATGGGACTAATGGAAGGTTACCTTGGGGGACTGCAATATCTTTCTGGTCTCCAGGATATGGACCAGAAGAAACAGGCGTTCGAACTGGACTATCAACAAAGAGTTGATGCCGCTAATGCGAATCGACAGGAAAAAGATATTCTGGCAGAAGTGTTTAAGAAGAGTGCCGCAGATCTGAATGTTACGGATTCGCTGACTTCGCAAAGTAGGTTGGCGGATAAGTTTCAAGAGGCAGGGACGCAGGTTCTCTCCGCGAATCCGAAGGGTGGGATGGAGCTGATTAAGCAGGCGAGCGAGCTTCGGTTGCGCGTTCAGAATGCTGCGACGGAGCAAGCACAGGCCGGGATATTGCAGGACAAGCTCTTGGCAAGCAGGGCTACCCAGGTGTATGATCAGGATTCACTGGATTCGTATGTGAAGGATCTTGCGAAGGCGGGTCGTGTGATTCCACAGAAGTATCAGGTCTGGAGTCCGGAGACTGAGAGCTGGATGAAGCGCCAGGAGATGCTCGGGGTTACGGCGTATCAGCAAAAACAACTGGAACTTAGCACGGCGAGGGAGAGGAATCAGGAGCGCTTGGCTGACATTCGGGCGGACGCGGAGAAGCAAAAGACGATCTACGAGAATGCTAGGGAATCGAGACTTCGAGATCGTCAAATTTCTCAGGAGCGTATTGCTGGAATTAAGTCCGCAAGTATGTTTAAACTTCGCGGTGAAAAGGATATGGCGACAGAGGTCGGTGCGCTGGAGACCTTGGATACAGAAGGTTTGTTTACGAAGGCCGATCCAAAACTTAAGAATACTGCAGCGATGGATGTACGGGCTAGAGCAGCGAAGATCTATGCAGATAGTCTATCGACTCTGGACCCGGACAATCAGGTTTCACAAGAAGAAGCGCTGAGAATTGCTCGGGAATCGGTGCTTGAGGAGATGAGACGAGACGGGTCATCCTGGAATCCCTTCGCAGGGGTTACGCGGGACGCTGGTTCGAAGGAGCCAAAAGCCCCGGTTGGGAGAAAGCCGCAGGCAGGGGAGACTCCGTCGGAAGGAGGAACAGGAAAACCTGCAATAAAACCCGAAATTCAAGGTTTCAACAAGGTTCTCTCAGACGACGATTACAATGCACTACCTAGCGGGGCTAAGTTTAAGGGTCCTGATGGGGTTCTTCGGAGGAAGCCATAATGGGTTGGCAAGATGCACCGATAATTGAAGAAAGTGGAGAGGTTGGTCAACCTGCTTGGATGTCTGCGCCGCCTGTGGACTCGGCCGAAGATATCTCAACGCAACCAACCGCGAAAGCGGCTCCACCCGAAAAATCAGACTGGGAGAGTGCAAAAGAGAGTCTTGGAAAATTCGGTGTTGAGGAATTTCAACAGCAGAACATGTCTTTTAATACTGGCGTGTGGCTGCGGAAGAAAATTACTGGGGAGCGTACTGAAGGAACACTAACCTTCCCGAACCAAGAACCGGGGTTCATAGACAGTCTGAAGCAAACCGGGGAGTTTTTTGCGAATCGTCCGATTACTGCTTTCATGGAGTTAGGGAAAGGATTAATCTATAATGCTGAGACATTAGGACTCGCCGGAATTCTTAAACTTCCTCAACAGGTAGCACGACTTGCGGAATTAACAAAACTTGGAGAGACCGCTCGTGCAGTAGCCGTAACCGGTGCAGCGGCTGTCGAAGGTGGTGCTGTCATGGGGGGTATGTCCCTAGCACAGCAACTTGCGCAAAAAGAAACTGTTAACATGGGGGAGGTTGGTGCGGCCGCTGCAATTGGGGCCGTAACTGTTCCGTTGCTTAAGGGGGCGGTGGCAGGATATAAGGGTGCAAGCCGCTGGGCGGAGGGACGGGGGAAAGCGGAGCCGAAGGTGGAGGCGGAGCCAATGCCGGATAGGTTCCAAGATTGGGTGGAGCCGAATGGGGAGGTTCGAAGTCCTGGGGAGGCGGCGTATCGACAGCCGAATGTGTTCCAGGATCTTCCTGGGGATGTGGAGCTGAATGCTGCGAGCAAGGCTCAGAACATGATGCAAGCGGGGGCGAGTAAGAAAGCTGCGGATGTTGCGACCGCGAAAAACGCACCACTGGCCTCGGCAATGGAAGCAATTCGAGCGAAGAGGGCTGACGCGAAGGAGAGTTTTGGGCGCGGAGTGCAGCAAGGAGAGTGGCTTGGTCCCGAGGAACCGCAGCCGCTGAAACAGGTTACCGGGGAGGCCGCAGCGGAACTTATGAAGGTGGCGGAACAACGGAATATACAGAGACGGATTGAGGCGGGCGAGGCCGACCCGAGACTGCTTGCAGCGCTCGGACTGACGGCGGGAACGGCGGCTGTTGCAGGTCTGTATCCGGAGGAAACGAAGAAGGTTGCGGGCGGGCTGGCCCTTGGCGGAGCGCTTCTGACGACAGCCGGAAAGATTCCTGACTTCGGCCCGGTGAGAACACTGGGAGAGGAACTTGCGCGCGGGAAATATACACTTAAGACCCTCGAGCGACTCCCGCAAAATCGGACCGAGATTCCGAAGCGGCTGATCGAGCAGGAGATGCGGCGGGCGGATGTCCCGAAGGCGGAGAAGGATGTGCTGACGGAAGTGCTGGCGGGGAAAGGTGATCAAGTTAGTGCAGGAGAACTTGTTCGCGATTTCCGTTTGGCTACCGGGGATCATACACTGGAGGCGAAGTGGACGAGGGAGTATGCTGATTATGGGTTGGAACGAATTGATCGAGCTGAGTCTGATCCAGATTTCCTTGATCTGCCTGTTGCTAACTCCAATGCTACCACCACCCTCTATCGTCTTCCCGAGCATATGGAGTTGTCGGATGCGAATCACTTCAAGGATTCCCGCTTGTTTGGTTGGACGCGGAGCTTTAAAGAAGGCGGTGTGAAGCATGTGGTGGAGATCCAGAGCGATCTGGCGCAACATGCGAAGGGAAGTATCCCAGAAGCACAACGCGCAGAGTTTTTTAAAGAGTATGAAAGTGTTAAAGAAGAGGCGAAAAAACTAGAAGATCTTCAAATGTCTACCAGAGCTACTGGTTTTGGAGGACCTCAAGTAGATAAAATTCGTAGTGGATTAAGGGAATTGGGATTTGAACCAAGAGGCGATGCCGCTGATGTACGCTATCTATCTGATCTAGTGCAACAAACAAGATTGCGTGAGATTGAGATGCGCAATAAGGCTAATGCAACTGCCGTCGACTCTCAAGTCGGTCCCATGCTCAAGCACTGGCCGCGGAGACTGATTCGGGAGGAACTTGCACAGGAAGTTCAACGTCCAGCACAAATTTCTGCTCATATGCAAGAAGTGGCTCAACATATAGCTTTGGCGAAAGAGGCAATTGCTCAGGCAGATGCTGATGGGGTAAACTTGCAAGTATTTCTTAACAAAAATCAAAGTTCAAAGTATGATCAGTTATCTGGCAATGGGCAGGCTTTGCGTGAGAACCTAAGACGCGATGAGTCACTATTGCAGCAACTACAAAAAGAATTATCCGAGGCGGGAAAAAAGGTCCGCTTTGCTGATGCAGATACGGTGGCGAAGGTGGAGGGGTGGTCAACGAATGAAGCACGACTTGAACGTCTTCATGACGACCTTCGTGCAACAAAATCTACAATAGAATCAATAGATCGGTACTGGTCGAAAGAGGATCAGCCTAAGCGTTTGGAAGAACTGAATAAAACCCTGGACCAGATTAACAAGGATATTGCAGAATTTAAACCTGGATTTACAGATCCCGGCCATCAATCCATCTACAATCGCTACAAGTCCGACATCGAAACCTATCTCAAGGGTCTCGGCGGGAAGCATATCGAAGACGCTCAAGGTCACGGCTGGTGGGAAGTCCCGACGGCGCAGCATACGGGGCGGATTGCTCAGTACGGAAAGGCTGATCCGAAGTTGCTTGCAACTATCGGTCTGGTTGGTGCGGGAATTGTAGCTGGTTCCCTTCTCGCGGGAGACTCAAAGGTTGCGGGTGCGGTTCTTGGGGGAATTGCGGGAGCAGGATTGATGCGCCTTCCTGGAACACTCGCGGGACTGGGTAAGACCCTCTCGTGGAAGCAAGCAACCTGGAACGCTGCTCGTGTAGGTGCAGTACTGGGAGCGGGTACATACATCGGCGGGAAAAGTGGAGATCCTGTGTACGGTGCTGCTGTTGCTGCAAGCATTATCCTTGGGAAAGCGGCGCTGAAGCCAGCCGTAAAGTTAGGGACGGATGCCTTCATCAACATTCGGAATGGTAACATTGCGGCGGAAACCCGTATCATAGATAACATGGTGCGGGATATTAACAAAGCTATTCCGGATGCAGAGCGGAGGATTGAAGTTTCTCGTGCGCTAGACTCCGGATCAATGGAGGGACTCAGCGCGAATGAGCGAGTGGTCTATCGCTACGTTCGTAATTTCCTCGACAAGATTGGGGCGGAAGCGAAGGATGAAGGGGTCATCAAGGGGATGCGCTCGAATTATATTTCTTATATCGTCGAGCGCGATCCTACGATGTCGCTGGAGCGTGAGAGCGGAATTATCGAGAAACTATTTGAAACGGGTAGTGGTCGTACTGAAGGTTCTCCGAATACCCGCTTTGGGAAGCGAGGAAAATATGAAGCCTTCGACGAGATTAACAAGGCCTTGCTCGGTTCCGGCCTTCGCCTGAAAACACAAGACGTTGGGGAGATCATTGGGATCTACGCGAAGTCCATGCGGACGGCGATTGAGAACAAGATTCTTCTGGATAAAGTGAAGGAAGCGAAGTCTCCGGAGGGGGTTCCCTACCTTGTTCGTCAGGATAAGAATGGGAATCTTCCACAAGGTTACGAAAAGTTCAATCATCCCCAAATGCAAGGGTATGGAGTTCATCCTGATCTGAAGGATAGCCTGGGCGTGGTCCTGAATAACTCTGATCCGAACGTGGTGACGAGGGGACTGCTTGGACTGTCCATGGCGATCAAGCGGGTGCAGGTGTATGGTTCCCTGTTCCACGCGAAGAGCCTGATGGAGGTCTATCTAAACGCAATGGGGAAAGATGCGTTCTCGGTGAAAACTGGAGTCTCGCTGAAGCCAATTGATGCAGCACTGAAGGCCTTCAGGGAAGGTGGTCTTGGGGATACACTGGATCTGGGCTTGCGGGAAGGCCTCTCGATGAAGGTTCCGCTTGACGTAAGTCAGACTATTATTGGAGATATTGGGGCGGCGGTTGATGCAATTACTCCAAGATTAGTTGGACGGGAAGTTAAAGTTGGAACCGCGGTCACAAATAAAATTGACTGGGTGAACCAGAAGCTCGATCACATTACCTGGGATTATCTCCACGCGGGAATTAAGGGTGCGTTGTTCCTGAAGGAATTCGAGACGCTTACCCTGAGAAATGCGGAAGCCCACGCAAAGAATCCCGAAAAGATTCCTCTTAAGACTCGTCAACAGATTGCTCGGGAGGTGGCTACCTACACGAATGACCTGACTGGGGGCTTGGATTGGTTTGGGATTGCGGCTGAGTCGAAGACCCAAGTTGGCCGTGCCTTAGGAATGTGGCTTGCTGGTCCGGAAGGAAGGCGCATCGCACAGATCATGGCGTTTGCTCCCGACTGGGCGCTGAGTACTTTGAGGGCTGGTTTTCGAGCTTTTGGAGAAAGTAATCATACATTTAAAGGATTATGGAAACCGGAGAATGCAACGGATCTTTACAGACGGTACGCGTTGCGCTCAACTCTCTATTGGGTGACCTTGCTGAATGGACTGAACTATATGACCTCAGGGCATTCCGTGTTTTCTCCTGAGCAGAAAGATCCAACACGACTTCAGTTCCGGGATGGAACTTCTATGCAGGTTGGTAAGCATACTTTTGAGGCGGTTCACGCAGCGACCGATCCGGTTAGATTCGCATACAACAAACTTGGGTACTCGCCCAAAATGCTCGTGGATCTGATGTCTGGAAAGAGTGGTTATGGGGATACGGCCCCGAAGTATGATTCCTTTGCTGGCCATGCGACACAGGCGGCACTTCCGTTTACTGTTAATTCCGCGACACAACCTGGGTTGTCTCCAGCCGAACGTGTTACACGCCCGATTGCATCAGGACTTGGATTCCCAACCTACGGAACAACGCAGGAACAGAAAACACAGATCAGGATCGAGCGAGCTGCGGAGCGAGAGCGTAAGAAGCAAATTCGACGTGAGTGGGGAGGAAAAGAGAAATGAAGCGATTTCCACCTCCGCCGAATACAACTGATCTGAGCGAACCTTCCTGGAGACATTGGTTCTATCTGATTTCTACCACGCTAAGTGACGCAGTTGATGTTACTACAAATCCGGGAATTTTGAGCCAATCCCAAGGAACTTTTCCGATGTCGGGGATGGGGGGAGAACTGTTTGAGGGGGAGTCTGAAGAATATATCCTGACGCTTGCTCCGAGTTTTACCCCAGATCCTGAATCGTTTATTGCGCGATCATCTACAAAAACGATGACAAGTAATACGTCGTTACAGGCTTTGTTCTCTGGAGTTACGGGAGCGACAAACGGGGAACTGACAGTTGCGAATTCCACATCATATTTCTTCGATATGCAGTTTACAGTTTCCTCGATGTCAGGTACGTCTGGGAATATTGGATTCAGTATTGTTGGGGCGGGTACCGCAACCTTTACGTCAGCGGCTTGGCAAGCTGTCGGCTTGGATGCAACGACACTAGGGACTGCGGCAGCGATCGGGGGGTCATTCACGACCTCTGCCGGAGCGACTGGAGATATTGTTACTGCTGGAACAGGAACAGCCGTTACGGTTAGTATTACAGGAATCTTCAGGATCAATGCCGGAGGAACTATTATCCCGAGCATACAACTGACGACTGCTGCAGCCGCGGTGATTGGTACGAATAGTTGGTTTCGTTGTCGTTCTATCGGTTCGAATACAGTGAATATAAAAGGTAGCTGGAGCTAAGAAAAGAATCTTAACAATCTTTAAAGGGACTTGAATATGGCAGCAAACAAAACAATCCGCATCGGACCAATATCTTTGAGTACCACTCTCACATCTGATCTGGTGAATCCACCGACATTGACGGGGGGAACCATGCCTTCTGGGGGAACGTCGAATACGAAGACTTATTTGATCATTCGCCATGTGAGGATTAGTAATAGGACATCTACGGCGGCCGCATTTTCTCTCTGGATTGGAGCGACGGGCGGAAATACAGCCGGAACAGAATTCATGGGGACTGGACAATTGGTTCCTGCGAATGGATATGTAGACTGGTTCGGTATGCTTCGCCTGGATACAGCAGATTATCTAGTCGGTGGTGCAGGTACTACTAATGCACTCACGCTGGAAGCTGAGGGCGAGATTGGGGTGGCATGATGGATTCAGTAAATCATCCCGACATCATACCGCTTCATAAACTTCTTGCGGAAGTGAAAACCACACTGGAACTTCACATTAAACAAGAAGAGGAATTCCGCCCACAAATTGAAGAGATGATTGCTATCGTCCATCAGTTTAAAGGGGTGTTTGTTTTCCTGAAATTTATCCTGTATATTGGGACGCCTCTAACTGTTCTCGGGGCTTGGTTCCGGGATCACTTTAAATAAGGAATAGACCTATGGTAATCAAAGATTTCTTTCGTGCATTTCAAGCTGGACAAGAACTGCAGAATCCCGAGACTTGGAAGCAAGCACAATTACTCACAAGCGCCTTTACTGGGATACTGGTAGGTGGTGTTGGAGTTGCAAAACTTTTTGGCGTGGAGGTGCCCCTCGATGACGCACAAGCTCAGCAGATTGCTGGTGGTGTGGTCGCTCTGCTTGGTGTATTCGGGGTGTGCAACTACGTGGCCACAGTCGTCAGCACCAAGAAAATCGACATGCTCGGTCGTACCAGTAGTGAAACCTCCGCGGGAGGCGGAACCGGGGGAAGTGCCGGAGGAACTTCCGAGCCTGCTAGAAGACCCGAAACTCGTGATATCCTTGATGTTCTTCGGGGCAATAATTAACTGCAATTTTTAGGAGAATGAAATGAATTATCTGACTGCAATCAAGCTTGTGCTGACACTGCTCCCGTATCTGATCGACGCCGTAAAGACAGTAGAGAAAGCTTTCCCGGAGGCGGGGAGTGGGGCGGTGAAGTTGGGGCTGGTTAGGGCGGCAATCGAGACTGCCTATAACGCCGGGACGGACGCACTGGCAACCTTCGACCAGATCTGGCCGATCCTGCAATCCCTGATTGGGAGTATCGTAGGGCTGTTCAATTCGACGGGTGTGTTTAAGAAATAGGAGTCTGGAATGATCAACTTTGATAACTCGGTTCCGTTCAATCCTGGGGCAATTAACCGTATGGATTGGGATACGCTGGTCGGGGAGGCGGCGAAGTTAGAAGAGGAAGACCGCCTCTGGCAAGTTGCTCAGGCAAGGGATACATTGCAACTGGCGGGCCTGTTCGGAACCACAGATGTCCTAGGGCCGCGGGATCACCAGGCTTATAAGGATGCAACCGGAAAAAGTCTAACTGGAAATGACAGTCCGGTGGATCGAGAGAACTCGAAGGAAGTTATGGGATCAAGCTATCAAGGAATCGGCGGCCCGAATACTCAGGTTGTGAAGAGTCAGGCCGAGCTGCGAAACCAAGCAGAAATGATGGTGCGTAATGGACGACTTGGAACAGTCCAAGGTGCCATGAAAGCTATTCAGCAGGACTGGCTGGAGCGCGGCTACAAAATCCGGTGAGTTTCTTGCTCATGCAGGAGTCGCATCCCTGACACTGCATTTCACCGGAATTGAAGCGAGCCTTTGCGTAGCGAACGGCCCTGGT